TGCCGCTTCCTCTAGGCGTGTGATGAGGTCGGTCATTGCGGCCTCCACAGGACTTCTCCGGTCAAAGCGCAGGTAATCTTCAGGGTGCCGGGGTTGCACTCCGCGTGGGCGGAAAGGTCGTCGTAGAGCGGCAACTCCAGCGGATAGAACATTCCTTCGCGGTGAAAAATGAGGGGCCGCATCGGGCCGCGTTTCCGCGCTTCGCTCATCCCCTTTCTCCCTGTTCAGTGGCGGTAGCTTTCGCCAGCCGTTCCAGTTCTTCGTTGGTCATGTCAGGCGATCCAGAACAGAGAGAGGACGCCAGCCATGGCCAGCAGGATGATGATGCTACGCGGGCGCAGCACCTCGGCCACGGCGCGGACCCAGAGCGGCGGCTCGTCGGAGGGCCTGAAGTCAAACCCGCGATTGCTCTGGTTGGTGGCCTGAGCCGCCTTCATGCGGTGGCAGACGTGTGTGTGGTGGTCGATCATTGGTCCAGCCTCCGATAGTCCGGCTCTAGCGGGTTGGCGCGGCGGAAGTCGTCGGCCTCCTCGCGTTGCATCCGGGCCTGTTCGGCCTGTTCGTCATCCCAACAAGCGTCGCAGACGATCTCGCCGGTCTCCTCGAACGCCTCGGCGTTCGGATAGAACTCGTCTGCGCTGCACGTCTCGCAGCCGTGCCGGGTGCGCTCCCTGACGGCGTCGTAAAACGCCCATGCTTTGTTGGCGGTCATTGGTTCAGCTCCCAGATGCAGGCCTGGAGCCGCGCGGCGGCGGCGTTCAGGCGGTCGCGTTGGTCCTTGTCGAGTGTGGCCGGGTCGAGCTGCTCAAGCTGCCCGATGGCGACGGTGGCGGACGACATGCACCGCTCGAACAGGGTGCTGCCGTCAAAGCCGGCCGCGATCGCGTGCGGCAGGCCGTAGATGGGGTGAGGCTTGAGGATCATCGGGCTGCCCCCGTAATGTCAGCCGCGATGGCGAACCAGTCGTCCGGCAGGTCGCCGCCGTGCTCGGACCAGTGGTCGTCGGCGCGGTTTTCCTCCGACGTGGGGTCGTCCTGTTCGTCGTCCACGGTGGTCTCCTTGTGATTGGCAGGGGTAGGGTCTAGCACGTTTGCTAGAATGTCAAGTTGGATAACAACGCCAGCCGCTCGGCGATCACGCCTTGCATCCGCGCGCGGGCGTCGTCCGACAGGTGCAGGCGCTGCTTGCCTGCGAGGTGGGCCTGGACGGTCGAGCGGGCGTAGCCGGTGAGGCTGGCCAGCTCGCGGTCGCTCAGGCCTGTGGCCAGTTTAAAACGGGCGAGGATGGTCACGCCGCGAGCCTTTCGAGGGCGGCCAGCCATTCGGCGAAGGCACCGGGCGTCAGGTCTTCAACGGTGGTGGTGCCGTCGGCCTCGCCGCACGATTCGAACGGGCGGGCGCGGATGTGCTCGCGGAGGGCCTGGCGCTCGCCGAGGGCCGGCAGCACGTCGTCCAGCGCCATTCCGAGCGCGGCCAGGACGTCGGCCAGGTCGGAAAGGTCGGCGAGGGCGTCGGCCAGGGTCATGGCGTCGGAGGGCGAGGCGGTCAGCCGCGCGGCTTCGAGGGTGTCGAGGATCAGTTTCATGGGTCGGTGTCCTTGTGTGGTCGGCTCTAACAGGCCGGGAAGCCCCTGCCCGTGAAGGCAGGGGTGACCGGGCGTGTCAGACGGTGGCGCGGAGGGCGGCGGCGCGGCGTTGGGCGTGACGGCGGGCGGCGGCGATCGCTTGCGCGTCGTCTGCGACCTGTTCGGCGTAGCCTTCCGCCAGCATGGCGGCGCAAGCCTTGCGCGTCTCGACACTGAATGAGCCGTAAGCGCCGTGCGGCCCGGGCGTGCCGTGCTCGCGGGTGTAGCGTTGCGCGGCGTCGTCGGCGGCGTAGCGCCAGAGCGTCGGGGCCTTGGCCGGGTCATAGGTGCCGGCGGCGACCTTGCGGGCCAGGTTCTGGATGATCGGCTGGGTGCGCGAGCGGTAAAGGTCACCGTCATTTTCGGCGAACAGGGTCAGCTCGTATGCGTCGGTGTCGTTTGTCATTGTGTGAGCCTTTGTGTGTGATCGGTTAGAGCGGTGACGTTAGCAGGATTGCCAGAGGTGTCAACCCCCCTTGCGTCTGGCGGCGGTCTCGGCCTTCGCGGTCGCGACGACAAACGCCGCGTAGGCGTCGGCGCGCTTGCGGGCCAAGGCGCGCGGCGTCGGCGTGGCGGAACTGTCTTTGGGGCGCGCCTTGGCGCGGTCTTTGATCGCGGCGCGCGCGGCGCGGATCAGTTCGGCTTCATTCGTCATTTTTTCGTCCGTATACGGTAATTGTCATGGGGAAATGGGCGTGGATGACAATATGGCGGGATTGTGGCGAAAATCGTTCGCCGTCTGTTCCAAAGTTGGGTTTTCTGGGTAATCAGTTTGGTATGGTTTTTGGGGCGCGTGACAATCGCCTTGGGGCAGGCGACGCGGCGGTTTGCGGGGGTGTCATTGTCATATTGTCATCCGTTTTCTAATCTTAAAAAAGTCTTTATAATAGGGTTATTAGGGGCTGTCCGTCGTATTGGCAGCAACTTTTTCGGTCATGACAATATGACAATCGGCCCAAAAATGCGCCAATCCGAGGCAAAAAACGGCGAAAAAAACGCCGCGCAGATTGCCCCGCGCGGCGTCTGTTTTTGGGCTGGATGCGACAGTGTTAGCGTTCGTCTAATGCCCAAAAGCCGTCGGCGCGCGCGTCCCAAGGCGTGGCGCAAATCCGATAGGCGCGAAAGCCTCCGCCAAAGTTAGCATGGATCCTGTCGCCGTCCCTTGCGCCGGCCGCCAGGGCGGAGAGGGTTAGGCCCTTCACTGTCCCGTCAAACGAAAACGCCTTGCGCCCGAACCGCGCCGGCGAGACGCTGTATCCGTTAACGGTCCCTAGCTTGTGCGCGATCATGCGTAATACTCGCGGAGCCACTGGCGCGCGATCGTTAGCTTGCGGGTATTAAACCGCACAACGCATTCGCCCGCTTCGTTCGTGACGTTGTAGACGCCCTGATAGGCGTCAAACGTGAGCGCGAACGTCTGGCCACCTAGCTTTAGCGTACCGCTTTTAGCGTTGCGGTGCATCGCGTCGGCGCGCGACTGTACCTTGGCATAGTCTAACATCGCGTTTCCCTCTCTTGTGGGCGCATCCCGCGCCCGTTTGGTATGTGGACCGCTTAAGGGTGCTGGATCGCGTCCAGCACCCCTTGACGGCGATTTTAGGCAGGCTTAGCGCCCGTGCACGGGTATTTGCGCGGCTTAAGTCCGTCGTTATCAAACAGGACCGTCGGAACGCCGGCGTACGCGCCGACGCTGATAACGCGACCAAAACGAACGCGCCCGTAGCTTTCGACTGACACGCGGTCCCCGACGCTGAATGTGTAAGACATAGTGTTTCCCTCTCGGATCAGGCCCTAAGCGGCCATGAAGCCCGCCAGACGTATCTGGCGGGAGACAAGGCGGCTTAGGCTGGATGAACAACGCGCGTCGCCAGCCCATAAAATTCCGACCGCGCATTGTCGCGCGCCTGATATGCCTTGCCCGATTGTTCCGCCTCATAGTCGAGCGTGCGCATATCGCTAAACGCAGCGTCATAGGCCGCGCGAACGTCTGGCGATGCCATCTCGCGGCATTTGCTCAATACGACGTTGTTAGATGGCGCAGCAGCATAGACGGCGCTACGCGCAGCGTCGAACGCTTTGAGCGCAGCAAGATAGCGGGCTTTGAACGGTTTCGGCATTGTCATTCCCTCAAAGGCAAAAGCGCCCTGTCCCTCCCTACTATGGCAAGTCTGACATAGTGTCAAGCCCTATGGTCGCGCAATGCGCGCGCCTCGCGTCTAGGCGATATGGCGCGACGCTAGACGCTATCGCTGCTAGGTTAGACGCTGCTAGGCGCGCGATCGATAGGCTTGAGGCTGCTAGTGACGCGCCGGCGCGCGCGGGAGGGGGGGAGGGCCGAGCGGGAGGGCAATGCGTTAGGGACCGTTTCCGAACGATTTTTTATTTTTGCAAAATCGGCCTACATTGACGGCCACTCGACTTTTTGGTGTAACATACACGCCATGAGCTTCCTGTCCCTCACGCACGAGCCTCTGACCCTGACTGCGACCGAGCAGCGGCTGACCGCGGTCTATGAGGCCGCACGCAAAGGGCTGAAGGGCGACACGCTGGCCCTCGCCGCAGGCATGAAGCCCTCCGACTTCCGGCGGCTCCAGCAAATGGACCCCCTGGTCGAGCTGGCCGCAGAGAAGGGCATGGCCGACGGCGAGGCAGCCCTCGCCGAAGTGCTCTACGACGCCGCGACAAAATACAAAGACCCCAAGGTGGCGCTGGATCTGCTCAAGCACACGCGAGGCTGGGTCGCCAAACAACACGTCGAGGTCGAGGTCAACGACAAGATCAGCGTCCTCAAGGCGCTGGAGATGGCCAATCAACGCGTGATTGAGGGCACATGCCGTGATGTGACTGCGGAAGCCGAGGGCGCATGAAAACTCCGAAATACACCGCAGGGGATGAGACATCGCTGATGTCCCGTCTGTGGTCGAAGGAGATCCGGGACAATCCCTACGCATTTGTGCTCCTTGCCTACCCGTGGGGCCAGCCTGGCACGCCGTTGGCGGGCTTTTCGGGGCCGCGTCGCTGGCAACGCGAGCTACTCCAGCAACTTGCGGGTCACATCAGCCAAAATGACGGCAAGATTGACTACGACATGTTCCGTAAGGTCGTCAGCAGCGGGCGCGGCATCGGTAAATCGGCCCTCGTCAGTTGGCTGGTGTGCTGGATGTTGACCACGCGCATCGGCTCGACCGTCATTGTGTCGGCCAACACAGAAGCGCAGTTGACGACGAAAACGTGGAGTGAGATCAGCAAATGGGTGGCGATGGGGCTAAACGCCCATTGGTTTGAAGTTTCAGCCACCCGGATTACGATGGCAAAGTGGCTCACCACCATCGTCGAGGACGAACTGAACCGCGACACCCGGCTGTGGGCAGCCCACGCGCAGCTCTGGTCGGCTGAAAACCCCGACGCCTACGCCGGCACGCACAACTACGACGGCGTCATGGTCATCTTCGACGAGGCCTCGGGCATCCCCGACGCGATCTGGTCGGTCACAGACGGCTTCTTCACCGAAAACACCCCCGACCGCTTCTGGTTCGCCTTCTCCAACCCCCGGCGCAACACCGGCTACTTCTATGAAGCCTTTCATGCCAGACGAGCGTTCTGGTCGACCTCGATCGTGGACGCACGCACCGTCGAGGGCACCGACCAGAAGGTATACGAGCGTATCATCGACGAATACGGGGCTGACAGCCCCCAGGCGCACGTCGAGGTCTACGGGGTCTTCCCCAACGAGAGCGACGACCAGTTCATTTCCTCCTCTCTGGTCGACGACGCCATGGAGCGGGCACCCACCAAAGACCCCACGGCCCCCATCGTCATCGGCGTGGACCCGGCACGGTTCGGGTCGGACGCCACCGTCATCGCCGTGCGCAAGGGCCGCGACATCATCGCCATCAAGAGGCACCGGGGCGCGGACACCATGGAGGTGGTGGGCCGGGTCATCGAGGCGATCGAGGAGCACAACCCCGCGCTGGTCGTGGTCGACGAGGGTGGCGTGGGCGGCGGCGTGGTCG